AAAAAGTTGCAGCTGTTTGAAAAATTTCTCAACGAGATTTCAAAAGTTTAATTTATATAAATACTAAACACTAGTAAAATAATCTAGGAGATATATCTAATGTCTGAAGAAAATCAAATCGAAGTTGAAGAGGCAGTAGATGTAGTTGAGCAAGAGGAATCTCTTGAAGAAGCTTCATCCGCAGCAGCTGAAACTTTAAAGCCTTCAGCAACTAAAACACAGATGCTTGGCGATCTGATGTCTAAAGTTGCTGGTATGACTAAGCAGGATCTTTCTGCTTTCCTCGATAAAACTCTTGCTCAGGTTGGAAAAGAAGCTGACTCGGTACCAGACACTTCTGGTAAGAACCAAGCTTCAATCAAAACAAGTGGTGCCGGCACTCCTGCACCTCGAGTTGCAGTTCCAGCTAAAGCTATGAAAGAAGATATGGACGAGCTTCTTGCCGATCAAGAAGATTTGTCTGAAGATTTCCGAGAAAAAGCTTCTACTCTTTTTGAAGCTGCAGTTCAAAATCGCGTCGTTCTTGAAACTGCGCGCCTCGAAGAAGAATTCGAAGCGCAACTCGAAGAAAAAATTACAGAATCTATTGATGAGCTCCATGGCCAAGTAAACCAGTATATGGATTACGTAGTTGAGCAGTGGATGTCAGAAAACGAAGTTGCTATCGAGAATAATTTCCGAGTAGAAGCAACTGAGCAATTCATCGATAGTCTAAAAAATCTTTTTACTGAGAACTATATCGAAGTTCCCGAAGAAAAGATCGATCTTGTTGCTGAGCTTCAAGCTTCAGTAGCAGAGCTCGAAGAGTCATTGGAGTCAGTACAAGCGGAAAACGTTAAACTGAACAACATGATTAGTGAAGCAAGTGTTGAAGCAGCCTTCGAAGATGTTGCAGAAGGCCTTGTTGATACGCAAGTTGAAAAGCTTCGCTCATTGGCAGAAGGTGTTGAATTCGCTGATGCCGAAGAGTATGCAGAAAAACTCAAGATCATTAAGGAACAGTATTTCACTGAGTCTACAAAAGAAAACGAAGGATCTACTGGTCTAATTAATGAAGAAGTTTCTGTTGGTTCTAATGATGAAGACGATTCAGAAAAGGCGCAAGTCATTCCTGAAGAGATGAAGCATTATTTCCAAGCTATTTCTAGAACGCATAGAAGTTAACTTTTTTATAAATAGATAAGTATTTCCAAAATAATAAACAGGAGTAACACTAACATGAATTTAAATGAACAAATTCGCAACAAGTGGGCACCAGTGATCTCTCACCCTGATCTTCCTGAAATCACTGATTCCCACAAGAAAATGGTTACCGCTATGGTTCTCGAGAACACCGAGCGTGCTCTTCGTGAAGCTGCTTCACAAGGCGTAAACCAACAACTTCTTTCTGAAACACCTTCAAACACGATTGGTGACAACTTCGGCGGCGAGTTCGCTGGTTTTGATCCCATTCTTATCAGCCTCGTTCGTCGTACTCTGCCGAATCTGATGGCTTATGACGTTTGTGGCGTTCAGCCCATGACTGGTCCGACTGGTTTGATCTTTGCTCTTAGCGCACAATATGCACCTGATGGTGCTAACACCACTCCTCGTACGGAAGCAATGTACGATGAAGCCGATACTGGTTTCTCTGGTGAGCACACTGGCGGCGCTACTCCTACTACTCACACTGGTAACTCTCAGTCAGGTGGTAAGGGAACTGGTATGACGACTACTTCTGCTGAATCACTCGGCTCAGGCGGTAACGAGTTTGGTGAGATGGCGATGAAGATCGACAAAGTCACTGTAACTGCTCGGTCGCGCGCGCTGAAGGCGGATTACTCGCTTGAACTCGCTCAAGACTTGAAAGCAGTACACGGTCTTGACGCTGAAGCTGAACTTAGCAACATCCTTGCTGCTGAGATCTTGGCTGAAATCAACCGCGAAGTAATTCGTACGATCAACACTGCAGCTGTAGCTGGTTCGCAAGGCACTGTTACTACTAACGGTACTTTCGATCTTGACACTGACGCTTCAGGTCGTTGGTCAGTTGAAAAGTTCAAGGGCCTCATGTTCCACATCGAACGCGAAGCAAACAAGATCGCGAAAGACACTCGACGTGGTAAGGCTAACCTGATCATTTGTTCTTCTGACGTTGCATCTGCACTTCAGATGGCTGGTGTTTTGGATTACACGCCTGCTCTGAACAGCAACAACCTCGCTATCGATGATACCGGCAACACCTTCGCAGGTGTACTGAACGGCCGATATCGTGTTTACATCGATCCTTATGCAACTACTAACTACATGAACATCGGCTATAAGGGTGCAGGCGCATTTGACGCTGGCCTCTTCTACTGCCCCTATGTTCCGCTGCAGATGGTACGTGCTGTCGATCAAGACACTTTCCAGCCGAAGATTGGATTCAAGACTCGATACGGTCTTGTTGAAAACCCCTTCGCACACTCTGTACAAGGTACGCCTGCTGTATCCGATGGTCAAATCACCAACGGTACCAACGCATACTATCGTATGTCTACGGTCAGCAACCTGTTGTAATAAAAAGAAGCCCGTTAGGGACATTTTTGAGGGAGCTTCGGCTCCCTTTTTTTTATAAATAATGCTGCCAAGGATGGTGATAACATCTCATGGAGAGTCTACTCAATTGGAGAGATGAAATATGAAATATGTTTTAGCATTTGCAATGTTTTTATCCGCTAGTGTCGTAGCAGATACCGTAGTCTATTATGATGATGGTTCAACCTACACACTCAAAACAGGCCAAAATATATACATTTCTGATAAAGAAGTATTTAAAGCTAATGGCGGTCTAGACAATTGGTTGACAATCAATAGATTAAAACCATGGTCTCAGCGGGATCACAGTGGACCGACTCAAACTGACATCGATCAGTGCGAAATTGGTTTGGGTTTTGGTCACATAAGTTGCCCAATTGAACAAGAAGAAACAGAACCGTGTGATGAACTTGGTTTTGGTGGATCTTGTTCCGGATAGTATAAGGGGAAATTTCCCCTTTTCTATGTACATAAATAGATAAAACTGTATAATAGATTTTACCATGACAATGAATAAGAATATGCTATCGCCAGTAGGCTTTAGCTTCCATATTAAGAAACTACCAGAAATGAACTTCTTTGTTCAAAGCGTTACATTGCCTGGTATTCAAATTGGTGTATTCGATCAGCCGACTCCTTTCAAAGTCGTGCCTCGTTATGGAGATCATATACAATATGGAGATTTGATTGTTAATTTTAAAATCAATGAGGATATGGGTAACTATATTGAGATTTTTAATTGGATGACAGCAATCAGTTTTCCTGATACATTCGATCAATACAAAAACGCAGCAGAAAATGATAAGTTATTGGTAGGTGAAGGTTTAGAAACAGACGGGTATTTGATGATTACATCAAGTGCTATGAACCCTAATATGCGTATTGATATCGAAGATCTTTTTCCCGTAGCTCTGTCTGATGTAACGTTCGATAGTCGAGATACTAATATAGAATACATAGACGCGACTGTCACATTTAGATTTCTTAAGTATACATTTACTCCTGTATAACATGTACATGTCCATAAAAGTGTAGTAAAATAACACTTTATAGTTCATAAAAGTGCATATATGACTCTCGATGAAATCTTTGATCTGTGGTCCGATGATACCCAAATAGATCGCACTGAACTTGGTAATGCAGCTCTTGAATTGGCAAAGCTACATCACAAGTACTATCGCATTTTTTCTCAAGAAAGATTATTATACAAGAAACTCGAGGCAGATATGAAACAATTGAAGCTCGATAAACTTGAATTTTATGTTGATGGTCCAACTGAAGAACAAATAGAAAAGGGCTGGAAACTGCCTGCCAAAGGGCGCATACTCAAATCAGATGCTAGTCAATATGTCGAAGCAGACTCTGATATTATCGCCCTCAATCTTAAGCTTGCATATCAGCAAGAAAAACTAGAACTCCTCGCAGACATCATCAAAACAATTTCTAATCGTGGATTCCACATCAAATCAGCAATTGAGTGGGAGAGGTTCAAAGTTGGCGGATAAGTTGATCATCGAAAAGATCGACGAAGTCTACAACAAAGTAAGAACCGACGATCGAGGCATAGCAGAAGAATTATCAGCGTACTTTACATTTAAAGTGCCTGGTTATCAGTTCATGCCTGCGTATCGTAATAAATTTTGGGATGGACAAATACGGCTATACAATACATCTACACAGATGCTATACTCTGGTCTTAATAACTATGTGCAGATATTTGCCAAAGAACGTGATTATGAAATAGAATACGAATACGATAATAGTGCAGAGAATTGGTCTGTAGCTGAAGCAAAAGAGTTTATCGAAAAAGAAAAGTTTACGATGACTCCTCGTGACTATCAGATAGAAGCATTCGTTGATGCAATACGTTATAAGCGCGGCCTCTTTATCTCACCAACAGCGTCTGGTAAGTCCTTCATCATCTATATGATCATGCGTAAGTTACTACGGCCTACACTGATCGTTGTACCCACGACTACACTCGTACATCAGATGTATTCTGATTTTCAAGACTATGGATTTAACAGCGACAAATACTGTCATAAGATATTCAGCGGCAAAGACAAGAACACTGATAAGCCTGTTGTCATCACAACATGGCAGTCCATATATAAGTTGCGCAAAGATTGGTTTAAAAAATTTGATGTGGTGATTGGTGACGAAGCACATCTATTTAAAGCCAAATCTCTGACAAGCATCATGGAGAAAATGATAGATACTCCTTACCGGTACGGTTTTACTGGTACATTAGATGGTACACAGACTCATAAATTAGTACTCGAGGGTTTATTTGGACCTGCGCAGAAAGTTATCTCAACAAAGGAGTTAATGGACAGTGGTACATTGGCAGACTTTAAGATTAAGATACTTGCACTCAAATATCATG